GTACCGCACTGTTGTATGGTGTTGCGATGCCGCTCAACAGATGTGAGCAACGCAGACAAAGTTTATATGCGGGATTCGTATAACGGCAAGTACGGCTGACTTCCAATCAGCAAATGACGGTTCGATTCCGTTATTCCGCTCCACACGAGAAATGGTGCAACGGATAGCACGCTGCTTGACAAAAAGCTATCTTTTATTGGTAGATGCAGCAATCTATAATGTCTCAGGAGGCAGCGATAGTAGTTCGACTCTACTTTTCTCGTCTATACATACTTCAAGTAATTTTCCTTGAAGTGGTTGCTATTACAATGCAACTTTTGCCGTCGTGTTGTGTGCTTAAACATAGCGGCTCCTTTCTGGGAGGACTGTAAAGACAGCTCGTTGCGGTCACACCGCGATTCTCCCACCAAGCCACACTTAGCTCAGTCGGTAGAGCAACGATAAAAATGCGTCGAATTGGCGCAATCAGCAATTTATAATTGTTTAGGCTTGTAACCCGTGGGTCGGCGGTTCGAGTCCGTCAGTGTGGCCCTACATAATGAAGTATTATAAAGACGCTTACAGCAATTAAAAAGATGCAGCTATGGAAGCACATTCTAATAGCGTCTGTTTTGGGGTCATAGCATAACGGATAGTGCAAAAGACTTCTAATCTTTGAATCGAAGTTCGATTCTTCGTGGCCCTATTGAAAAGCTGGCAAAGGCCAGCTAATTTTTTAGGCAGAACTAAATAGTATTAAAATATAAATTGGTGATTAAGATGAATACTATTGTTATAGCGGCTTTCCCATTATGCGGAAAAACTTGGTGCCATGACTATTCATGTACACTTGATAGAACGTCTTTGGATTTGGATAGTGAAAAATATCGTTGGAAAACTATATATGTTAATTTTACACCACCTTCTAAAATAGAAGACCCTGATTTCCCAGAAAACTATATTCAGAAAATAAAAGACAATATCGGAAAATACGATTATATTTTTATAAACACCGATGAAGGTGTGCTCGAAGCAATGGATAAAGAGAATATGGATTATGTTTTAGTATACCCAGAAAGAAAATTGATTGAAGAATGGGTCGGAAGATGTTGGATTAGAAAAAAGAAGCGCGGCGGCTTATTTGAGACAGAAGAACTTTATACAATGTGGAAAGCATGGATTGACTGCTTGGAGAAACGCTCTAAAGAGCATAAAACTTACAGATTAAAGGCAGGGCAACACTTGGCTAACGTCATTTTCAAAATTGAGAAAGACATGGAGGTAAAGCATGAACTTAATTCAGACAAATAAAAAGAAAGTCTACAACGTTCTTGATGTTTCAAAATATCAGGGCAATGTTGACTATGAAAAAGTAAAGGCGAGCGGTAATGTCGATTTTGTTATTGCGCGTTCCGTTTCAACTTCTAAAGGAGAAAAGTATATTGACCCAAAGTGGGAACGAAATTATTCAGAATGTAAGCGAATGGGGCTTCCTATTGGAACATACTTTTATAGTGTTGCAAAAAACTGGGAGGAATTTAGCGGAGAGATTGATTTATGCTTTGAAGCGCTAAATTCTAAAACATTAGAATTGCCTCTCGCTATGGATATAGAATCCGAAAGTTGTGCTTCTATTGGGAAAGACGGATTGACAGCGATGATTTTGCAGGGCAAATCAAAGATAGAAGACAAGTGCTTTTATCCGATGTTGTATTCTGGATTGAATTATTCACAGAATTACATCGACATGAATAAAATTGAAGAAGCTGGACTTGATTTTTGGCTTGCAGCATATCGCAAGACAGAACCCGATTTGGAACATACGATGTGGCAATATACATCACAGGGAAGTGTTGAAGGTGTTTCTGGGGATTGCGATTTGAGTTATTGCTATACAAATTATCCGCAAATCGTAAGATGGATGACCGCTGTGTATCAAATCAAAAGAATATTTAATGGATTATGATTATGAATGAGAACGCTTTTCCAAATGAGAATGTTTTACTAAGTGATGAAATAAAAGGCGAGTTTATAAATCTTTGGATAGCAAATGATTGCTTTCCTTATGTTTTAGGAAATAACGTATTGTTTGATACGGAATTATTTCTTCGAGTCATGGAACTAACCGTCAAAAAGGTCAAAGAGGAAGACGAAAGAAATAACTCGTTTCATATACGATATTCTTGGACTTATAGGGGAGAGATTATTTTTATTTGCGATTCAAAGACAGCGATTCCGAATTATGACTTGCCCACATTGACTGCGTTTGTAACTGTTATATTCAATAGAGTTCTAAGAGATGAAGTTACGAGTTATTTTGCTATGTATACAGAGAACTCTGATAAGACACAAAGGTATACAGATTATCAGAATGCAATAAATAGCGATTTGTATTTTGTAGGAACTGCGGATATTTTAAGTCTAAATGCAATTATAGCAAGAATGGTAAGCGAAGAAAAAGTGTTGTACAATGACACATATAAGTGGCTTGAACAAACGCATGATAAAGAATATATAAACAATGTTGAAATCAAAAAACCACAGGTACTTTATGGGACTGGATTTGCTTGTAATTATTTTGCCCACCATGAGGAAAAAAAGTTTTGGAGTTCTGAATTTGAAAAGTATCTGAAAGGAAGTTTACAATGAGATTTTTCGCGGAGTTCGATGGAGATAAAAAGGTTTATGAGAAAGCCATAATAAGGGATATGCCAATAATAAACAATGCGATAGCGAATACGACGAAGGAGTTGGCGAGAGAAAACCGTTTTGTATGGGGTATGGGTACAAGTATATATGTGTATTCTAATAACCCACATTTTGGGTGCTATCGCTATGACGATTTGCTAAACTACACAAGTTGTGTTACATTGTGGTTTAATAAGTGGTTGAATTTTCTATCACGCAAGAACGATATTTGCGATTGTGTCATAAGAAATGTTGGCTTTACTTTTAGAGCGGATATGATGGACGAATCAAAAGATATTCCTTTTGAAAGAAGGGCAAAATTTATAATCGCATCACAGGCTTCTGAGAACGCCTTTTATAAGGAAAACAAACCTTTATTTAGAACAGATTACCCTAAATATCAATCCTCAACCGTGAATGGGAATTTGTATTTGGATGGAAAAATGTGTATGTGCCCAATTTTTGATGAACAAAGTCTCAAAAATTTTATGGAACCCGCTTGACATTTTGGGAGACAAATGGTATACTATAAACACGATAAGCATTTTAATAATATAAAAGTATAATTTAAGGAGTAAAGTTATGAAAATCGTTAGTTATCCCGACCACCGTTGTACGGTAGCTATTGGCAGCTTTAGCACAAAGTCTTTTTGCGGTGATACCGATTTGATGTATTCTCGAAAGATTAAGGCTTCGACTGTTTGTCATCCTGATGACACTTACGATGAAAAGCTTGGCGTTGAAATTGCAAAGCGCAAGTATGCAATTAAGGAACGCAGAGTAAAGCGTGATTACCATGAGTCTCAGATGAGGGAATATATGGCAAAAGCAGAGCGTTATAAGCATCTCGTTGAAGAAGAAAAGAAGATTATTTCCAATCATGATGTAAAGATTGCTGAAATGCAGAGCAACTTGGAAAAATTTATTGGTGACAGCCTCTGCTGTTCTGACCCAAGCCAGAGCTAAAAGCGATGGGCAAGAGAGTTCCTGCGGAAGAACGGATAGGAGAACAATCTGTAAGCAACAAACAACGGCTAAAAATGACAGTTATTGCTTACAGAAATGCTGCTGATATTGACGTTAAGTTTGAAAATGGAAATGTCAGGCACGGTGTTTCCTATGAGGCATTTCAGAAAGGCGAAGTTCAAGATTTGTATTTTAGAAGCCCCAGACATGGTGGATATATGGGTGAAGGAGAGTTCACAAAACGAAACGGCCCGTATTCGGTCTGGAATGGGATGATGGAAAGGTGCTATTTTCCAAAAGAAAGTGAGACACTTGCTTATGCAGGATGTGTTGTTTGCGAGGAGTGGCATTGTTATCAGAACTTTGCCAAGTGGTATTCTGAAAATTACTATACTGTTGAAAATGAGCCGATGAACATAGATAAAGATTTGCTGGTTCATGGAAACAGGGAATATTCACCAGAAAAATGTTTGATAGTGCCGCAAATGATAAATTCTTTTATTATAAAGCCAACACACAGAAAACAGGATGTTCCAATAGGAGTTGTAAAAAGAAAATATTCTTATGAAGCAAAGCTTAGATGGTATGGGGAGTATGTCTATATAGGAAACTATGACACACCAGATAAAGCGTTTGCTGCTTATAAGCAGGAAAAAGAAAACAGGATAAAAATGCTTGCAGACATATATAGAGATAAGATACCTAATAAGGTATATGAAGCGCTTATAAATTATAGAGTTTCGATAACTGATTAAGGAGTGATTACATGGCTTTCCAAAAAGCTGTTAGAGAAAAATTGTGGGCCAAGGTTTTACTTGCAGGGCCAAGTGGGAGCGGTAAGACTTATTCGGCCTTGCGACTTGCAAAAGGTCTAAGCCAAAAAACTGGTGGAGCTGGCGTGGCATATATTGATACCGAAGCTGGACGTGCAAATTATTATGCAGACCAGTTCGATTTTGACACAATGATTTTGCAGGAGCCTTATACACCAGAAAAGTATATTGATGCGATTGATGAAGCTGTTGCTGCTGGGTACAAAGTTGTCTGTATAGACAGTCTGACACATGAATGGTTGTTTTTGAATGAAACTCATAGTAAAATGCCCGGGAACAGCTTTCAAACGTGGGGGCCGCTAAAGGCACGTCATAAGCTACTAATGGAAAAAATCTTGCAAGCTCCGATTCACATTATTGCAACTGCTCGTGGCAAGGATGCTTATGTGCTTGAAACGAACGAAAAGGGTAAACAAACGCCCAAAAAAGTCGGTGAGGGAATCGACGGAGACAAGCAACTTGAATATAATTATACTTGTACTTTCCAGCTTTCTCAAGATACCCATGTGGCAAGCGTGACAAAAGATAACACTCATATCTTTGAAGGAAGATTTGATAAGCTGACAGAAAATGATGGTGTTCTTCTTTACAACTGGTGTAATAGCGGAGCAACGCCCAAGCCTCGAATGACTACCGTGGACGAGAATAAGGCTTCCACTTCCAACCTCACCCCAGAAGCGCCAATCGAGCTTAGTTATCCAAGCGAACTTCCTGATGCTATCGCAAATATTGGGAGACTTGCAAAGCAGCTCGCGGCTAATGGCGTAACAAGAAATGAGATTTCAAGCGCGATTTCTAAGTTTAACATTGTGGATGGAAAGCCAAGCGCAAATTATAACGCAATTACTGAAATTGATGTAGCAAGGAATGTTCTCGATGCGCTTTCGAGCATTTCAAAGTAAATAAATAGGAGAAAATAATATATGAATAGTAATAATACTGTTATAGTAATGGGGCGTTTGGTTCGCGACCCCGAAATCACTACCGCAAATACTGGTATGTCGATTATGAATTTTAGTATCGCGCAAAATCGCGCCAAGAAAGATGCAAGCGGAGCGGACGTGACTGATTACTTCCGCTGTGTGGCGTTTGGAAAGACGGCAGAGCATATCGCGAAGTGGTTTCATAAGGGCGAGCGTATTCTTGTTGGAGGCCATTTGCAAATGTCAACATATAATGACGCGAAGAATCCAAACGCAGATGGAACGCCTCGACGTGTTGAACGGACTGAAATTATTGTTGATAATGTAAATTTCGTTGAGCCATCTAACAAGAGCGGAACGGCTACTTCGGCAGCTACTCCTAATGTATCGGCTCCTTCGTATAGCCGTAACACAAACTACACGCCTGTGGACGATGCGTCAGATTTGCCGTTCTAAATAATATATAACACCTCAAAACAACATTGATGTATTTCATGCGCCGACACTCTTATACTCATACTCCTATCGGTGCATGATTTATAAAAATAAAAGTCAGTGCGTTTGCACTGGCCAACTAATATTCTAAAATAAAAAAGCTGGATGGGGTGGGGTGAAAGCCCCACCTTGTTTTCATATAAAGAGGTGAGATAATGAAGTGAATAGCTATTCTTATAGCAGATTAAAAGCATTTAAGCAGTGTCCTTATTGCTATTGGTTGCATTATCTAAATCGTTCGATGAAAGATAAAGAACAAGGGCATGGGGTAAGCGAATTTGGAACTTTATGCCATGAAGTTCTTGAAAAATATGGTCGTGGAGAACTTGCAGAATGGGAATTACTTGATGAATACAAAGAACTATATCCGCAAATAGTAGTTGATGATTCTGTACTTTGGATGAGTGAAGATTTTACAAAAGATATGGGGCCGAAATACTATGAGGACGGAGAAAAGTTTTTTACTGGATTTGGCGGCTTTGATTTCAACTTCGTCGAAGTAGAATTGCCATTTGAAGTACAATACCATGATTTTTTGTTAAACGGAAGAATAGACTGCATAGCAGAAGATTATAATGAGAAAAAGTTGCTCATTGATTACAAGTCAAAGGGAAATTGGAAAAATAAAGCCGAAAGACTTGAATATGAAAAACAATTATATATATATGCTTATGCTCTAAAGAAGATACACGGATACTACCCTGATAAAATGGCGTTTTTTCATTTTAGAACAAATAAATGGACATGGACGAATTTTGATGAAGTGAAGTTGGATTTAACTTTGAAATGGGCTGAAAAAACCGTTAAAGAAATAGAAGCGGCCAAAACCTATCCTGCGATTGTAAAAACCAATGAAGGTAAATTTGATTTTTATTGCTGGAATTTTTGTCCATATAGGGATTGCTGTAAATACAAAATGGAAATGCAAGGAGCGTAATTATGAAAATTTACACTATGTGTTATAGATGTCGTAAAATGATTACGATTGACAACGATTGTAAAATAGATGTTATAGTTCCAGGAAGAACTAAAGGGCTGAATCTCGAAGATATAGAACTTGACGATGAAATTGTGCTATGCCCTAATTGCAAGTTACAATTTGAGAAATGGCTTGATTTAAGAGGCGATAGTTGTGTAAGCGATAAGGTTTGTGATTAAATAAAAAGGGGGATTATATGTCCGACCTTTACGAAAAGATAAAAGAAGCCAAAGAAGCTCTTGGTAACAAACAAGCTGAGATAATTGCGGAAGGATACCCCTTAGAAGCATGGGATGAGTCCAAAGGCTCTGCTAAAAGTATATTTAATCCCAACGACAATACTCCATCCATGATGTGGAACAAAAAAGAGTATTATTTCAAAGATTTTTCAACGGGAAAGACCTATGGAATAATAGATTTTTATATGCAAAAGTATGGAGACACGTTTACTAAGGCTGCTAAAAGACTATTTCAAGAGGCTAACATTGAGTATTCGTCTGACCTGTTGGATTTCTCTCAAACACAAGAGAATAAGGACTTTTTTAGAAATTATAGATACCCGCGAGAAGAACCACAGGCGAATGATGCTGTAATCGAATATATGGCTAAACGTGGAATATCAGAGGAAACGTGTAGATATGTTGGGTTGGGCGTTGGATATAATAATGCTGTTGCTTATCAGTTTAGAAATCATGACGGAAAGATTGTCCAAGTAAAATATAGACCATCTCATGCAATTAGAAAAGGAGAATCAAAATATTATTATCAAAGAGATGCCGATAGTTGCCCTATTCTTTTTAACATCGACAAAATTGATATAACAAAAACTCTTTGTATTTGCGAGGGAATGAATGACGCGATGGCAATTATAGAGGCTGGGTTTGTCAATGTTGTCAGTATTCCAAGTGGAGCAGAAGATGATAATTGGATAAATTTCAATTATGAATTTTTAGACCAATTTGAAGATATTGTACTATGGTATGACAATGACAACGCTGGTGAAATCGGCATAAAGAAAGTAATCCCTCGTTTGGGGGAATATCGCGTTAGAATTGCAAAACCAACAGAAGAAGACGAAGCTGCCGTTGAAAAATATTATAAGGATATTACTAAAAAAGACAATCTAAGTATTAGGAAAACGGATGCCAATAATGTGCTTCTCGGTTGTGGTAAGGCAAGAGTTTTGGCGATTATCAATCAGGCAGAAGAAGTACCGTTGGAATCCGTTGTAGACCTTATGGATGCGGAGCCATTTGATATAAGTACAGTAAACTATATTCCGAGCGGAATATCATCTCTTGACAGAGAGATATATGGTTATATAAATGGCACTTTTTCGATTTTTACAGCATATGCAGGATGTGGGAAAACGACACTTTTATCGCAATCGTGTGTCTTGGAGACAATAGATAAGGGAGAACCAGTATTTTGGTACAACGCTGAAAGCAGCACTGCAAGTATGCTTTCTTGGATTTTACAACAGGCTGCTTCAAGAAAACACTGCGTCGAGTATACTAATGCCAACGGGTTCAAGTATTATAAGCCAACGCCACAAGCAACAGAAGCTATAAAAAAGTATTATGCCAAGAAAATATACGTTTATGATAATTTGTTGCTTAGTAGTCCAGACCAAGTTCTTGAAAAGATGAAATCAATTTATAGAAAAAGAGGCGTAAAAGTTTTCATTCTTGATAATTGGATGTGTCTAAACTTTAGGGGCGTTTCTGAAACTGATATAGCTGGCGTACAAGTTGAGTTTCTAAATAAATTGATACATTTTACAAAACAGAATGGGATGATTGTTTCCCTTGTGGCCCACCCTAAAAAGCCTTCAATACAAGAGCCATTAAATATGTATAGTCTTCTTGGGTCAAGTAACATCACAAACCTTGCGGATAGAATATACGGACTTGAAAAGATAATATCGCCAGAACTAAGAGACCAAGGATACGATAGGCAACTGACTGTATTCAAAGATAGAGTTCTTGGAGTTCAGGGCGCAAAAGTTGGTTTAAGATATGATAGAGTGACAAGAAGGTTATATTCCGATTCTGATGATAGAGATAAATCTTATTCATGGGATGATGGCTCGATAAAGTATAGCAGTCCGAATTTTGGCTCAAACGGTATTCTTGTCGGAGATAGAATCTTGGATTTTGATAAAAAAAATGAGAACGACGTACCATATTAAACGGGCTTTGCCCGTGTACATAAAAAGGAGGTAAAGTATGATGAATTATGTGCAAACTCATATTCATTCTGATATTTCATTATTAGATTCATGTACGAAGTTTCAAGATTATGTACAACGCGCTGTGGAGTTGGGGCAAACAGCTATTGCAAGTACAGAACATGGTGTGATTTATAATTGGGTAGAAAAAAAGAACGTTTGCAATGCTGCGGGATTAAAGTACATTCATGGAGTGGAATGTTATTTAACTGAAAAACTAAAACATACGAGGTTGGATGGCTCTACTTTTAAGATTAGGGACAATTACCATACAATTCTCTTGGCAAAAAATCAAGAGGGAATAAAAGAATTAAATTCTATTGTATCTAAATCCTCTTTAGACTCGCACTTTTATTATAAACCGCGAATTAGTTTTGATGAGTTTTTGCAGTTATCCGACAATATAATTACTACATCTGCGTGTTTAGCATCAAGTATTAACCTTGATAATTTTAATAAAACGGGGCAAGAAATACTTGAGCAATGTGGTGAAAATGCTTATAGAGAACATCTTGCATGGTATGAAAAGCTGTGCCAAAGATATGATTTTTTTGAGGTTCAGCCACATTATATGAGCCAAGAACAAGCGGCTTTTAATGAATATTTGCTTTCACTTGCAAAAAAATATCAAAAGCCAATTATTTGTGGTTGTGATGTACACAGTATCAATAATTATAAGGCTGAGTGCCGCAAAATATTCAAAGAGTATAAAAAAATTGAATATTTATCAGAAGATGATTTCGATTTAACATATCATAGTTATGATGAAATTTATGATATGTTCAAACGACAAAACGTGTTGTCGGACGCACAAATTGAAGAAGCGTTGCATAACACATTGGTTGTTGCAGATTCCGTTAATGACCCCGACCTTGACAGAACAACAAAATATCCAGACATGGGCGATGGAGCAGAGGATAAATTCGTTAATCGTGTTTGGTCTATGTTTAATAAAAAAATAGACGACGGCGTTATTCCAACATCGCAAAAAGCGGCTTTTGAAACAAAGCTTGATGAAGAAATTCGTGTGTTTAAGAAAGTAAATATGTGTACTTTTATGCTATCAATGTCGGAAATTATTGGGTGGTGCAAAGCCAACGGAATTGCAGTTGGGCCAAGTCGAGGAAGTTGCGGAGGCTCTTGCGTGGCGTATGTTACTGACATAACGGACTTGAATCCCGTCCGATGGAACACTGTGTTTTCACGCTTTTGCAATGAAAACAGGGTCGAAATTGGAGACATTGATGTTGATATTTACGAAGATGATAGGCCGATTGTATATCAACATATAATTGATACATTTGGCAAAGAGAAAACGGCTTATGTTCTTGCCCTTGGCACAATAGCAGAAAAAGGAACCATTGATGTTATTGGTGGAGCATTGGCAAAAAGATGGGAGAAAGACCATCCAGATGACGAGCAAAATCCATATTCTTTAAGTATTATTGCTAAAATAAAAAAGGAATATGATAACAACCCTAAAGGCTGCAAAGAAAAATATCCTGATATTTTTTATTATTTTGAAGGGTTGGTTGGGACGTACCAGTCGCAATCTATGCACCCCGCTGGCATGATAATTTCCCCTGTTACTTTAGCTGATAATTATGGCACTTTTGTAAAAGACGATATGCAAATACTTTGTCTTGATATGGACAATTCGCATGATGTTGGATTGGCAAAATATGATATTCTTGGGTAAAACTTTGCCCAAGTAAAACGGGGTTATATGCTGGGAAGTCCTTAGAGCTTTTGGAGCCAAAGTGCAAAAGACCAAAAGATTGGATAATCAGCAGGGAAGCGTAAGCGCCCTCAACGACTATGAGAATATCTCAATTATATTTAAGCGATTATATATAATAACCCCCGTAAAGCAAAAGCTGAATGATATAGTCTGGACTTCTATCGAAAGGTAGAGAGCCAAGCAGAAATGACTTGGCAACTGCGTTATAAATTACTTGTAGTGGAGGTGGTCTTATAAGTAAAAAGAAAATTACAAAAGAAGTGTTTGTTAATGAAATTAGAAGGCTCTATAATATATACGGAAATGTTAATGTGCATATTTGGAATGAACATAGTGAAATTGAAGGGAACTTCCAATGTTATTGCCATCGTTTTGGTGGACTCCGTAATATAATGAATGAGTTAGGATTACAGCATTTACAATACAATCAGAAGACCAAGGAAGAAATCATTCGCTGCTGTCATATTGCATTAGAAAAAGAGGGCAAGTTAAGAAGCGAAATACTTGATAAATATGGAGTATCGGGCTGTGTTGTCAAAAGACTGTTTGGCTCATATCAAAATATGTATAAAGAAATTGGATACGAGAGCGGCTTTCATCGGAATGTTGAATTTAATGATGTAGAACAAGATATACTTAAAGTTACTCGTGAACACAATAGTATATCAAGTCTAACATATAGAAAATACGGTAAATATTCGACTACAATCACTGATAGATTCGGTGGGTGGTGCGCGGTGCTACGCAGAATTGGAATAGAACCAATAGAGCCTAAAGTTGGGAAAGAAGAAATCGACAAACAAATTTATGATGTAATTAACGAGTATGGGTATTTATCAAATAACTTGATAGAAAATAATTGTTCGTTTTCGTTGCAAGCGCTAATGTGGTATTACGGAAGCGTTGATAAACTTGCAAAACATTATAATACAGAGTATTATTCCAGTGTTAGAATGAGCAGTGGAGCCAAAACCGTTTATCAAAAGTTAGTTGATAAGTATGGAGAAGATAATGTTGAAACAGAAAAAACTTGGCCGTGGTTGCGAAATATAACAGGAAAACATTTGTATTGCGATTTTTATATACCTCAAATCAATACTGCTATAGAGTATGATGGAGAGCAACACTTCAAGTTTGTTCCAACGATACACAAAACGCAAGAGGCATTTGACGCATTAGTAGCAAGAGATATGTTGAAGAATAAATTGCTACGGGAGAATGGTGTGGCACTTATTAGGATACCATACTCAACGAAAATCGAAAATAGCTTGTTTGATAACTTGTAAAATAACGCAGTTTAACAAAATCGTAAGAAACATTGGAATTATAAAGAAATGCACGGAATATATTGGAACTCATTTTCCAAAGTCTCATGAGATTGACTGGAATGATACAGATGTTTGGGATAGTATAAAAAAATCTCCAATAGGAATTTTTCAATTTGAAGAAAGTTTTGCCTTTTCCTTGTTAAAGAAATTTGGGACAAATTCGATAGAAGATATGTCGCTTGTTACTGCTTGTATTAGACCGTCTGGTGCAAGTTACCGCGATAATTTAATAGCAAGAATCCCGCATAAAAACCCATCTAAAATTATTGATGATATGCTAAAAGATAATTTGGGTTATCTTGTATATCAAGAAGATACAATTAAATTTTTGCAAGATATTTGTGGATTTAGTGGGAGCGAAGCGGATACGGTTCGACGCGCAATCGGTCACAAAGATGCGAAAAAATTGCAAGAAGCAATCCCCAAAATCCTTGACGGGTATTGTACGAAATCCGATAAGCCTCGTGAAATAGCAGAGCAAGAAGCTAAAGAATTTCTACAAATTATTGAAGATAGTTCATCTTATCAGTTTGGCTATAATCACAGTATAGGTTATTGTTTGCTTGGATATTTGTGCGGATATTATAGGCATTACTATCCATTAGAATTTCTCACGGCTTTTTTTAATTGCTCGAAGACAGAAGAAGATTTCGTCAATGGAGATATTCTTGCAAACGAATTGAAAATTAAAATTCTTCCACCGCGTTTTCGCCACTCAAAGGCCGAATATTTTTATGATAAGGAATTAAACGCTATTTATAAAGGAGTAGGCTCAGTAAAATACCTAAATGGAGCTGTGGCAAATGAGTTGTATAATCTAAAAGATAATGCTTACACAACGTTTGCTGGTTGTCTTATGGATATTTATCATAAAACAACTATTGACTCTCGACAGTTGGATATTCTTGTAAAATTAGATTATTTTAAGGAATTTGGAACACAGAGAGAACTGCTGCAAATTATAAAAGTGTTTAACGAATTTAGGGCTGGCGAAGCCAAACCAGTCAAAAGCATAAAAAAAGACAAGTTTAACAATGATGATATTATGACCGCAATTATTTCTCGCCATGCAATAGGAACGACAAAGGCAGGGAAAGAATCAAAAAACTGGACAATAACAAATTTGGACGGTTTGATTGACGAGTGCGAAGCATATTTACGTCTTCTTAACTTGCCCGATTTACCAATAAAAGACCAAATTGCAAACCAGTTGAAATACACAGGAAATATTTCAATAGTGACAGGAGCGCAAAAAGATAGACCAAGAATTATAATAATAGATAAACGTATATTAAAATCAAAGGAAAGCAACCAGCCTTGGGCTTGTGCCATAACAGGGCAGTCCATCGGAAGCGGAAAGCGTTCTGAGTATACAATACCTTATGAATTATACAAACGCCAGCCTTTTAAGAATAGTGAAGATGACATTAGCATTATCCGCATATTAGATTGGTACAAAAACAAAAAAGGATATTTTTGTATAAAAAAGTACGAACTTGAAATATGAAATTTGATAAAAGACTGGACAAATGTCAATATTTGTGGTATAATATAACAAACAATGCGGGTTTGACCCGCTTACATAGCCTGAAAAGGCATATAAAAATAACATAACAACGTAAATAAAAATGTCACAAAAGGAGAATTTTGTAATGTACGGGTCTGAACTCGTTGGCAAGCACGTTAAGATTGACGTAGATGGAATTATGGCGCGAAAAGGGTGTTCAAAAAAGTTTGTAAAATTTCTAAAGAAAAATAAAAACACCATTTTCACTGTTGTTGATTCCGACATTAAAACTAAAATCACAGGAATTATTTATCAAGTGCAATTTCAAGACACTGGCGAAGTCCCAATTTGGCTATTCTATGAAGGCGATTTGGTTGAGGTGGAAGAATGACTGACAAAGCGGTTATAATTATAAACGGCTATCCTCGGTCTGGAAAAGATACGTTTGTTTCGTATTGTGCGGAGTGCAATGCCGCAAAAGTCAATAAGATACGAGTTAATAATCTTTCTACGATTGACTTTATAAAGAACGTTGCGGAGCAATTAGGGTGGAATGGAGAAAAAAATCCTAAAAGCCGAAAGTTTCTGTCTGATTTGAAGAAATTGTCTGCCGATTTCAATGACTTCCCTTGCCAACATACAGTAGACTCTATTGTTAGTTGTGATGATTACGAACGTTCAGAGGGCTTGGATGATTCGCCAAATTGGTGGTTTATAAATTGTAGGGAGCCAGAAGAAATTGGAAAGCTTGTCGATGATTTTACGGCTCTTTGCTATCCCGTAAAAACTGTGTTTATAGAACGAAACGACCATGAAACACCAAATTGCGATAGTGACAGCAGGGTAAAAGAATTTGGCTACAATTATATTATTGAGAACAACAAAGATTTGTATACGCTGAAAGATAGCGCAGAAACATTTATGGAAAATATGCTTGAAGACGTTAGAAAATTTTACAGAAGTGAGGACATTAAAAGTGAAAGGGATTAAGTTTGAAAAGGTTCCGTTTGAACAGTTTTACAATGATTTGAAAAGATGTTTTCCAGACACAGAGTTTAATAGCGAAGAAGTGAAAGTTGTTTACGACAGTATTGAATTACCGAAACGCTCCACGGTTGGCTCTGCTGGGTATGATTTCCACACTCCGATTGGCTTTGAACTTAGCGGGAGCGCGAGTATCAGTTTTCCTACGGGAATCAGATGTAAAATGCCAGATGATGTAGTGCTAATGCTTTATCCTCGTTCTGGTCTTGGAACTAAATATAGCATGAGATTGGCAAACACTACGGGAGTGATTGATTCATCGTATTATGGTGCTGACAACTACGGTCATATCATGGCAACGATTGAAATTCCCAAAGGAAATATGAAAATTTGCACTGGTGATAGATTCATGCAAGGCGTTTTTGTAAATTATCTTACAACGGAAGATGATGAAGTGACTGAAAAGCGTACTGGTGGTTTTGGAAGTACGGGGGCGTAATATGAATCAAATCACGCAAGAACAGGTGGATAAAATTTATGATGAGGCAATCAAACAAACGTTTGATGTGTTTGGAAAATGCCTTATCATGGCTTGCAAATTGAGCAATGGCTTTGTAATCGTTGAATCTTCTGCTTGTGTTGACCCTCAAAATTTTTCTTTTGATATTGGAAGAAGAATTTGCGAAGAACGCATTAAAAATAAAATCTGGGAACTTGAAGGATATGCTTTGCAGAAATTAGGAGAAAGCAATAGTGCGGAAAAAGCTCCTGATATTCCAATGACGGAAGGACAGAAAAAAATGTCTGAGGAACTTGCCGAGTATTTTGGGAAAGCAATAGAAAAATACGCGAACGACAAAGGTATGGCTATTAGTGATGTCGAAGAAGTTTTTAAGACCATTGGAGAATGAATATGTCTAAAAAATTATATATTAGTGATTTGCATTTTGGTCACGAAAATATTATAAAATTCGATGGTAGACCATTCAAAAATGTAGAGGAAATGGAAGACGCTCTCGTAGAACGATGGAACTCTGTTGTTGGCAATGGCGATACGGTTTATATCTTAGGAGATTTTTGCTGGTCTGCTAAAACATCAGAGTGGGTTAGACTATGTAATAGATTAAAGGGTTCCAAACAACTTATACTCGGAAATCACGATGTGCCACGTTTAAGAGAAGAAGCAGGAAATAAATTCACCGATATTAAGGATTTCAAGGAAATTATGGATGGGAGCAAAACGGTAATTATGTCTCATTATCCGATGCCATTTTATCGCCATGATTATTCCAAAAACGTATATATGTTGTACGGCCACGTTCATTGCACAAAAGAAGATGACGCAATGAACTCAATCAAAGAAAGTCTTTGGCGAGTTTATGACGAGTCAAAAGTATGTAACCGAGGCAACCTAATTAACGTTGGTTGTATGAAATATTATATGGACTATACTCCAAGAACATTGGATTATCTAATTAAAGTTTTGGAAAAGGAAAGGAAAACCTATCTTGAAGCTGTTGGGGAATAATTGGGATGATTTTCTGCAACCTGAAAGTCAAAAGCCGTATTATCAAGAATTAAAAAGTTTTGTGACGACGGAATATAAAACGGAAACAGTGTATCCAGCAGCCAATAATGTATTTAAGGCTTTTGAACTTACTCCACCTGAATGTATTAAGGTTGTTATTGTTGGACAAGATGCTTATATCAATGAAAATCAAGCAACTGGATTAGCTTTTGCTGTTCCGAATTGGGTTCCAGCACCTCCTTCTCTTAGAAATATTAAGAAGGAACTTGATGGCGAGAATGTATACCGCGAAAAATGGTCGGACGATTTGGTAAATTGGGCTAAAAATGGTGTATTCCTCCTAAATAGAACTCTTACCGTTAGAGCAGGGCAAAGTCTATCACACTACGGTCACGGCTGGGAAGTTTTTACCTTAGATACAATTAGATATATCGAAAAAAATTGCAAACAACCCATTGTTTATATGTTGTGGGGTAATAACGCGAGAGAAATTAAGTCGGAGATAAAACAAAAGAATAGACTTATCTTGGAATCGGCACATCCTTCTCCGTTGTCTGCAAATCGCGGTTTCTTTGGAAACAAGCATTTTGAAAAAGCTAATCAGTTTTTGACACTAAACGATGTAAAACCTATTTATTGGTGAGATGACAAAATGAAGAAGTATATTGAACTTAATACAGAAGATTTGAAAAAGTTAATAGCAAAGGAATATAAAGTGCCAGTAGATGTTGTGAGTCTTAAAACCTATTATATAAATCAATATGATGTGGGACACGGAGCTATCATTCATGTAAGTTTGATTCCAAAAGTTTCTAAAGGGGTCGGTAACGATGAAAATGGTTTGTATACTTAATGAAAGAGAGATACAAGAGGCCATTGCAAAAAAATATCGCGTTATGTGGGAGGATGTAATCCTATATAACGGAGATACCTCTCCGATTAAATGTATTATAAATAGAACGAAGGTGTCTATTATGAGAAAGTGGATTGAACTTGAAGAAAAAGACTTGAAAGAGATTATATCCGCTGCTTATGGAGTTTCTAAAAACGCCATCAGCTTTGGAAGGGTGACAAACGATAGGGATGGAGTTGATTTTAATTGCACCATTGAAATAAATAACCTCGAAGGCTTTGACCCGCCTCGGTTGACATAGAGGTGGAAAGGAGTGAATTAAATGGAACCAACAGAACGTGAATGGAAAGAACTTGTCCAACAGCTAAAACAAATAAACAAAACGCTTAGTAACCTCGAAGAAGATATACACATAGACATAGACGATGGCAGCGATGAGCATTATCTTAATACATTGCTTGATTGTGAAAATTGTGGTGCGTCACCAATTTTAGAAAAAGCGATTGATACAGATGGCAATATGCTTTATGCTTTTAGGTGCTCTTGCAAAACTACGCCTTTTGCGAGTGGAATAAAAGACGCTGCTAATTGTTGGGCATATGAAAAAAAACTTAGAAAGCTGTGATTAAATGAGCAAGATTACACGAAGAAATTTTATTATTGGAGCAGGTGTTGCGGGTTTGAGTGTTTTAACATCTCCCATTGCAAACGCAGAAACAACCGCAAATGAAGACATAACCATATGTTCAGCTTTAGGACATAGAATTATATATTCGTCGAAAGAAAATTATTGCTTTTGTGAAGACCCATCCGATTTTTTAATATATAATTTTGATAGCATCGAGAAGATTACGAGGTTGATAGGAGATTGGACACAAATAGTCGAATTGAAAGATGCACTTACGAATGAATATTATCGCCTAAACTCAATAGATATGTGGCTTTGGTATGTAAGAGATTATGATAGTCTAATATATAGACTTTCTAATGGAACAGAAATAGAATATCACGGGAATGAGGTAAGATATGGCAATGAACGGAATTATATCGAACGGCTCAATGAAACTTGCGAAAATTTCATTGAATAACCATTTATTCTAAAGAAGAAGAAAAAGGAGTAAATATTATGTTTAATTGTACAGAACTTTTACAAGCTATCAAGTTGGATGAGAGTAGCGCACAGGAATTTGCGACGGCGGCAAAGAAGGTTTATACGAGTGACTCGTATAAAGTAAGGATTACGGAGTCCTCTGTTGAAATTTGTGTTGTGATTCCGTTAAACGAAACGGAATCTTCCGAATCGGTTATCGCAAGTTATCCTTTCGGAACGGTGTGTGTTATTTCCCCTATGCCGGGAACTGCAATAGGTTCATTTACCGAAGATGAATTTAACGAACATTTCCAGTGTGAGTGTGGCAGTCCCTACTGCAATGTTCCTGACGCGCAAGTGAAGTTGTCGAGCAGTTGTAGCGGTAATAATTGTAAGTGCTGCTCTACTACAACATCCAGTAGTAATTTTTCGTCATCAAGTAGTAGCAGTTCGTCTACCGATACAAGTAGTGGCGATACTTCTACTAACACCGACACAGACACGGGAGATAGCTCTGATACTAAGGATGACGGTGATACTACTACAGATACTGAGACTGATAACAGTAGTACGGAAACCGATAGCGGCACTTCAACTGAAACAGATGTAAATACAGACACAGGCGAAACCACAGAAGATACAAAAGTAGAGAACAATACAGATGACGAAACGACGTAATTGAAGGTACTAAAACATGAATAAAGAAGACGTTATGGCGGTTAGACGTAAAAGACCTGAAAATACAGACGATGCTTATATTATAACGGAAAGAAATTTTCTCGAAGCATTGCCACTTCTTATCCCACAACTGATGAATGATGAGGACTGTGAATTTAAGGTCAAGCGAAAAACCAAACATGGAGAAGTACCTTGTTTCTTTGAGGTAACTGTTTATAATCGTTATGGTGCAAAAGAGTCTACCGAGAATCCACAAGTGTTTAGAGTGGGGCACGATATTGTTTGGGTTAGAAGCCCTGAGTGCTCAAATCCGAATGGTATGTTTTACTTGCCCAAAGGGGAATTTGAACGCCAGTATGATGTGATTGAAAAATAATAAATTGTGAATTAGCAGCGGATAACACTTGACTTATCCGCTGCTTTATGTTATAATAAAGACGAAGTAAAAGATAAAACAATAAGAAGGGTGATACAAGAATGATTTACGGATATTGTAGAACATCACGAAAGCAGCAAAATATTGAACGGCAAATCAGAAATATTAAAAAAGCATATCCCGATGCTGTGATTGTCACTGAGAAAGGTGTAACGGGTACGACAATGAAACGTCCAGAATGGAGCAAGTTGTACCATACTTTAGAAGAAGGAGATACCGTTGTTTTTGACGATGTGTCGCGCTTGGCAAGAAACTGCGAAACTGGATTGACGCTATATAAAGAGCTATGCAATCGCGGAGTTGGTATTGTATTCTTGAAACAACCGCAAATCAACTCAGATGTATTTCTGCGTTCTGTTGATATAATGGAATACCAAGTTAAATTAGCCTTTGAACAGGCAGAGAAAGAAGTCACAGACTTACATCAACGCACTAAAGAAGGTATTGAAACAGCACGTTTGAATGGCAAACAGATAGGACGCAAGGAAGGCTCGAAAATTGAAACCAAAAAGGCCAAAGAGGCAAAGCAGACCATCAAGGATTATTCTAAGGACTTTGGCGGCTATTTGAAAGATACAGAAGTTATGAAGATGCTTAATGTTAGCCGAAACTCGTATTATAAGTATAAGGCAGAACTAAAAGCCGCAAAGGTCGCAACGTGAAATTGGAGGCGCGATATGAACGCATATTATTCCTTTGGATATATTGTTTTGGCCTCTATCTGTTTCACAATGAAAAGTATTCTGATAAAAGAGGGCGGCATAGGTTTTATATTACTTAGCTGTCTGTTTTGTGTTTTAGGATGTCTTGCAATATTTGAATCCGTGTTGCAACTTATTTTGTATTTTATGGGGGGGGGCGTAATGCAATGGTACAAACACTAATTTTCAACACAAACGGTGTAAGTTTTAGGCGTGGAATCAATTTGGCAGAATATGTTTTGCATGAGAAAGTTCTCAATTATGTTGGAATTAGAAGTTTGCTCATGAATGTATACGATGCTGCATTAAAAGAGTTTGGCTCGTATAATTTTGGAATTTGTCTTCATTTTCACACTTGTTATTTTTATAGAGTCACTTTTGATATACCTTGTTATGTAAATCAAAATGTAAAAATTGAACTTTACTTTTCAGAGTGTGCTTTCAATCGGTGTAACTTGCGCAATCTTGATACAAGTTTGACGAGGATTGAGTTTAACGCTGATTCAAAGTGTATTTTTGAAGAATGTAGTGGAGGGCTAATACGCCATTATTTGTCTTGTCCATCCAAAGGGGCGTTTATTGGTTGGAAGAAAGCTCGCTGTAACAATCACGATGCGCTTGTCGAATTATATGTTCCGAGCGAAGCTAAAAGGACTTCTGGAAATTCATGTAAGTGTAGAGTAGATAAGGCAAAAGTTGTGTCAATTATTGACTTGGAAACGGGATTTGATGAGTTGATTGCCACAAGTGCATTTTGCAAGATGCTTGGCATAGAACCTATAGAATATAAAGTTGGAAAATGGGTTGAAGATTACGGATTTGACAGTGCAGATGATACCATTTGTTCTGGTGGAATACATTTGTTTATAGATAAACAAGCGGCAATGGATTATAAGGTTAGAATGGCTATCAAGCCCATGAGCAGCAAATGGGCTGAAATGAAACGTTAAGCGTCTTTGAAAGGATGAAAAATGACTATAAATCCCTATAAAGAAATAACAGTAGTAAGAAATACAAATGAATTTTGCGCAGTAGCGGCAAAATATGATACCGTTACTATTGATAGGCTGGCAGCAGAAGCATTTAGGCATCCATGCTGTATTATAAAGTATGTCAATGGACAAGTGAAAGTAAACGACCTTAAAACAGTGTCTAATGTTTTACTGGATGTAATCAAAACCGCATTTGACGATAACGATGAAGACCGCGTTAGTCAAAAGGATTTTCTCGAAGCAATAGAACTACTTAGAGCGATTCAACGGATTCAATGGGAGCTAACGAAGCAATGAGAACTGATTATGCTATGCCGCTTAGGAACTGCAAATACCAATTCTGTGAGGTAAGCTACGGAGATGAACAGAATTTCATTGAATGGCTCAATGAAAGATGTGAAGACTTCATCGAAAAACCATTTGTTCTAAAGAAAGAGAACAATGAATTTGGAAGCAAAAAGTACGTTATAGAATTGCCTGATGGCAGTTGGAAACCATTACGCTATGGAATATATGTTGACATGGAATACGCGACATATCCCTTAGATTTTTATTATCCAACCTACCATGAGTTTTGCAAATATTTTTGCGATTTGCATTATGGAACGTGCAAAATTGCTTATTAAATGTAAATGAATCACTTATAGAGGATTGGAATATGAGAAAGTGTGTTCTAAAAGTTAAAGAAACCAACTATATAGAATATAACGGAAGTGACCGTTGCAAATTAGATATAATTACACTTGCGGCTTCTTGTGAGAACATTAAAATTGTTAGTGTTGATGAAGATGGGGATATTCTTTGTTTAGCGGTCGAAAATGGATACGGTAAATTTAATCTGTGGCATTTCTATGGCGGTCATTTCTATGTAAAAGAGCGTATTGATGAATCGGCTGAGAAAATCGTATCGTATTGTCCAACCGATTTTTTGAATAAATATACTATACAGGAAGATAAATAATGATTATAGAACGTAAATGGGCTATGCCTAATAAATGGACTTTTACAATAAAACCCATAGCGGAACTTCTAAAAGAAGAAATAACTGATGGATTATGGGTTGACCCATTTGCAGGAGAACATTCGCCAGCACAAATAACAAATGATTTGAATCCAGAAAGACCGACGAACTATCACATGGACGCTTTAGAATTTCTAAAGATGTTTGGCGATAGTTCTGTTGAAGGAGTTTTATTTGACGCGCCATACTCTCCGCGTCAGGTGAAAGAATGTTATGATAATATTGGTAAAGACTTAAAATGGGACGGTAGAACAACATTTTGGTCTAAAACCAAAGATGAGATTGCTCGTATTATCAAACCCAATGGGAAAGTAATTTGTTTTGGCTGGAACTCTATGGGAATAGGCAAAACTCGTGGTTTTGAAATGACGAGAATTTTGCTTGTTCCTCATGGTGGAAGTAGAAATGATACGATTTGCACTGTCGAGGTAAAATTATAATGGTTGAATATATAGACCGTGACGAACTCTATAGGCGGCTTTACAATATACACGGTAATATCGACAGAATTGATGCGCTGGCAGAAGTAAGAGCCATGCCCACTGCTGATGTTGTACCAGTAATACACGCACATTGGATAAAAGCCAAATCATACGATGAATATCAATGTTCTAACTGTCGGGGTTATGATATGAATTGCAGTGACTATTATAGTACGCATATTGCAAATGAACAGGATTTTTGCCCTTATTGTGGTGCAAAGATGGATGAGGTAATTGTCGATGGCTGAATACATTGATAGGAGCGCAGCAATAGAGTATCTGGAAGCAAATAAGCGCGTATATGAACGGCGTGGGTATCTTTTGGCGGCAGACCATGAGGCCATAATTGAGTTTCTCAATGATAGGCCGTCGGTAGACGTTGCACCTGTGGTACATGCACACTGGATATTTGGCGAGTTTGACGGTGTTGGCTGTGAAGTCAAATGCAGCAACTGCGGTTCGCACGACTTAACGGACGATAGAAAATTGTGGTTGACATACGAAAAACACCAATACTGCGGAAGGTGCGGCGCGAAGATGTATGACAACTAAGAGCACGAAAGTGCGTTTTGACGAAAGTGAGAAAAATCATGAAAAGTAACAGCAATGGGAATAGCGGAATGGGAATTTGCGGTGTGCTGACAGTTATATTTATTGTGTTAAAATGTCTTGGGGTAATTGAATGGTCTTGGGTATGGGTTTTTTCTCCACTATGGATTGAAGCAATTATAATTATCGTAGTGCTTGCAATACTTGAAGTTGTTCTATCAATGTCGAGGATTCATAAATGAAGTTTAAGAATGTTGGTATCTTATGGTTTTTTACTCACATCGAATATTTATTATTATTGATTTCCATTGGAACATTTGCGATTTCTTCGGTGCGTAACAATGACATCTCGTGTATATTACTGGTTGTTTTAATTACTGCTTCAATTTCAACAATTATATATGAACATATTTTTGATGAAGGCTTGGCTGTTAAGCGGCCTTGGTTTGCATACAAAAGTGCTAAAAACGAGATTAAAACGCGGAAGTATATTGCGTTATCATTCGACACGTTTGTATCTATTTATAAACTAATGTGCTATCGCGAAAAAGAAATTAACAAGGCTAATCCATTTGCTACAAACTATAGGTATCCATTTTATAATGAGACAATGATAGTGTTTAGTGACGCGCTGGATTATATAAGATTTATAAAATTTCTACGAACGGAAGCAGAACAGGAAGAAAGGAATAATATAAAATCAAATTACGATATTAAGGCGCTTGCTGAAATAAGTGATGACTTTGAAAATGAAAAGAAACGTCAGATGTCTAAATATAATAACTTGTATCAAGAATTAAAGGTAGGCGAAAGATAATATGGCAAAAGTAAATTTAATCACATACACACCAGAGCCAGAAAAAATTGTGGCAGCAGCAGCAAAACTGTGTTATTCCAATAGCGATGTTGATAAGCTAATGGATGGTCTAACGGAAGATAAAGTAAATTCCTTCTTAGAACATTTAACGAATCTTGGACACCAATCGCCTCTTGAACACGTTTCTTTTACTTTTAGTATTGAAGGTGTCAGCCGTAGTTTTCTTGCTCAGATAACGAGACATAGAGTGGGCTGTGCTTACTCCGTCAGAAGTCAAAGATATTGCTCAATGGCAAATACCGATTGCGTTATACCAGAGCAGGATTACATGGCAGAAAACGGCGTTGACTGGCTGTTTACAGAATCATACAAGAAATCTTTTGAAAGTTATAATTCTCTTGTCGAACATTTAACAAAAATTTATGTTGATTCTGGGATAGCGGAATCTGTGGCTAAAAAGAAAGCGCAAGAGAACGCAAGATATGTTCTTCCAGAGGCTTGCAATACGGCTATGATTGTAACAATGAACGCGAGAGAGCTTCATCATTTTTTTGAACTTCGGTGTTGTAATCGCGCTCAAACTGAAATCCGTGAAGTTGCGGAACAAATGCTTGCTTTGGTGAAGACGATTGCTCCCCATTTGTTTGCCAATGCTGGCCCAAGTTGTGTTAGTGGTGGTTGCGGAGAAGGTTCTATGTCATGCGGAAAGGCCAAAGAAGTCAGGGAAAAGTATTCTAAAATCTATTGACAAAAACACAATTCCGTGCTATACTTGCTCCATAAAACAAAGGAGTTGTTTATATGGAATGGATTTGTGCTTTAGACAGACAACCAGAGAATAAAGGTTGGTATATAGTATTTGCTCCGAGATATTTTAATGCTTCTAAAGAAAAAATTGGCGGCGTTATGTTCTCAAAATGGAATGGCAAAAGTTGGAGTATTGACGTTGGAAGTATCAATCATCCGAGTTTTGTGGATTACTGGATGCAAATTATACAACCGAATGGCTATGCTCGAAAATACAAAATAATTAAGCAGGGTAAGAAATTGCCATTGGTTATTAGATTTGAAACGGAACAAGATTTTTTAGACAGCACTCGCCACTATTCATATTTTACAGAAGAAGCAAAAGATGACTCTGGAAAGTTGTTGGAGACTTTCTTGAAAGGGCATGACCATCTTGTGATATTTTCGGAGTGTTTTTCAAGATGGGCCGATGTTCCAATTTTCGTTTGTGAGAATATGACATTCCCACAGGTTTATAAACTTGGAGCAACACGAACTGGACATAACTATTATTTTCCTTATGGGGATTGCTATAATGAATGATTTCGAGCCAATATATGATTGCAACCAGTGCCGTTATCTTGTGATTTATAATTGTTTCGATATAGATTTAGCGGCTCCTAAGAAGTATAAATATCAATGTGGTTGCCCGAACAGATACTATTTCTATGGAGAAGAACAGCAACAAGATGTGTTTCATTTTTCGCACAAGCATTGTTCTCAATATAAGCCAAAATAAAACAAGGAGATAAAGGCTAATGGACGAGTTTATTTCTGTTACTGATAGATTGCCAACGGAAAATGGATGGTATTTAGTATATGCGCCAGAATATATTGCTGGCAGTTCTTCTTCCAAAGAAAAAGCCAACGATGTCATGTTTTCAAAATATTATGCTAAATCAGGTTGGTCTGTTGAGACTCCAAGAAATAAGGGGTGCGTCAGATTTTGGATGCCCGTTCCGCAGCCTGAAAAGCTCGCAAAGAAATTTACGGTTATCGAAAAAGGCAAAGGATTACTGCCTTTGATGATTAGATTTGAAACGTATGATGATTTTCTTTCGAGTACTCAGAAATACGATGTATCTCTAAAGGAAGTTATTGGAGATTATGGTATTAAATTTAATCAAATTCTAAGTCATGAAGTGTTGCCTATCGCAACGACCTATCAGAGAATTAGAGTCCCAATATATAGTTCAGAGAAAGTCTCTTTTCCTCGCAATTTTGAGCTTAATATGACAATAGAAAATGAACTTTACTATGTGCCAATACTCTCGGTAGAAGAAGGTAAGGAATGGAGGCTAATATAATATGAAATTTACACAAGAATGGATAAGCGTGAAAGACCACTTGCCTAAAGAGACAGGAAGTTATCTTGTGAATGTTCACGAACGTTGGGAAAATGACGATACTGAGGTAGAAAATAATCTGGTGCTAAAAGCTTGGTATAATCCCACCAAACCTCTATTTTGTCCTGATGAAATAGGTTGGACTTTAATGGATGAGTTTTATCCGTACTCTGATAGGATAAGGGAACACATAACGCATTGGACTACATGGCCTAAGCCAATCGAGGAATACGATGAGTGATTATATTGAACGCGAAAAACTAAAAGAATTATTAAGAAAACGCAGAGACTGGCTCGAAGAACACAATTATGATGAATACTCAGAAGCTTATCGCGATAGTTGCGATACTGACATAGATTTAGTCGATAAAATTCCTTCTGCTGACGTTGTGCCAGTAAAGCACACCAACCCATATGT